TGAGATTATTTGAAATCGCATCCGAGTTTAGACAGCTTCGTGATATTGTTGAAAATGATTTGGAGTTTGACGAAGAGACGGGAGAGATTACCGATAACAGCTTGGTAATAGCTCAATTGTTTAATGAGTTGGGTATGAAATTATCTGATAAATTAGATAACAGTTCTTACATTGTCAAACAATTAGAGGTTACATCTGACGCTCTAAAAGAAGAGGCAAAGCGATTAAATGATCGTTCAAAAGCGTTGCAGAATAATGCAGATAAACTCAAAGAGCTTATGTTATCAGCACTCATGGAAACGGAAGAGAAAAAGATTAAAACAGACAAGTGGTCATTTTCAACTCGTAAAAGTGAGAGCGTTGATATTTCATCTGAGTTTGATTTATTTGGCGATTATGTACGTGTTAAAGAAGTACGAGAACCTGATAAAACAGCTATTAAAACAGCACTTAAAAACGGTGAGATTTTAGCAGGTGCATCAATCATTTCTAAAACTTCATTAACTATAAAATAAGGGGGAATAAGTGGAAGATAGAAATATGCGAACAAACGAAGCGGCAAAGTATTTACAGATAAATAAATACACATTGCTACGTTATGCTCGTGAAAACAAGATTAAGTCATACCGACTATCTGAGCGTGTAATCGTTTTCAAAAAAAGCGACTTAGACGAATTTGTAAACAAAGGGGAATAGATGAATTACTTAGACCAAATAACAAAGCCATCAGCTGATCGTCCAATTATTATTACTATCGTTGGGGACGCTGGAATGGGAAAAACAACTTTAGGGGCTACGTTTCCTAATCCTATTTTTATCCGTACTGAGGATGGAACTCAAAGCCTTGCAGGTAATGAAAATGTAGCATTAATGCCGATTGCTAAAACGTCACAAGATGTTTTTAATCAGCTTGAAGCTTTGGCGGTAAATGAGCATAATTTTCAAACATTGATTATTGACTCAATTACTCAACTACACACTATTTTTGAGTCTGAGATTGTAGCTGCTGACCCAAAAGCAAAAAGTATCAACCAATGCTTAGGTGGATATGGTGCAGGATTTGGAGCTATTTCAGAAATGCACCGTAAATTTAGAGAGTGGTGCGGAAGTTTATCGGAAGCTAAAAATATGAATATTGTTTTTATTGCTCACGCTGATAGCGAAACGGTAGAGCTTCCTGATAGCGACCCATACACTCGTTACTCTATCCGCTTACATAAAAAGAGCGTACAACACTATTCAGACAACGTGGATGCAGTTGGATTTATTAAACTACAAACCTTTACAAGCGGTAACGGTGAAAAGAAGAGAGCTACTTCCACAGGTACTCGAATTATGACGTGCTACCCAACGGCTTCACATATCAGTAAAAACCGTTTCGGTATTAGTGAAGATATTATTTTGTCCATCGGTGTAAATCCGTTTAATGACTACCTACCAAAAACACAAGGAAAATAACATGGCATCATTAACATTTAACGCAGCAGAACACGCACCTAGTCAATCATTTGAAGTATTACCAGCAGGTGAATATGTAGCGATGATTTCATCATCAGAAGTAAAAGCAACACGTGACGGAAGTGGGAGCTATATTAGCCTACGCTTTGACATTGTAGACGGACAATTTAAAGGGCGATGTATCTTTAAAATGTTAAATATTTGGAATCAAAACCCTAAAGCTGTAGAGATTGCAAACGGTGAATTAAGCTCTATTTGTCACGCTACAAACGTAATGCAATTAAGTGATACATCACAGCTACATAATAGACCTATGCTTATAAAAGTTGCTATTCGCCCAGCGCAAGGTCAATATGATGCTTCAAATGATATTAAATCATTTAAGCCATTAAATGAAGCAAAAGCGCAACCATCTGCTACACTACCACACCCTACCACGCAAACAGCTCCAACTCCTGCCAAAAAACCAGCACCGTGGGAAAAATAAGGGCTTTCGCCCTTGTTTAAGTTATTAAAATGAAATTAAGACCATATCAGGATGACGCTATCAATGCGCTCTATAATTATTGGATTGAAGGCAAAGGAAAAAACCCTATTGTATCCGCATGTGTAGGAGCTGGCAAAAGTTTATTGATTGCTAAAATAGTTCAAGATGCAACTGAAAACTACGAAGGCACTAGAATTTTAATGCTTACTCATTTAGCGGAACTGATAGAACAAAATGCAGTTGAATTAAAAAAAGTTTATCCAAAAGCTGATATAGGAATTTATAGTGCAGGACTAAACAAAAAGGATAAAAAACACAACATTTTATACGCTGGTATTCAGTCAATAGCTGCAAAAATTCATACATTCGATCCTTTTGATTTAGTCCTTATTGATGAATGCCACCTAGTCCCTAAAAACACATCTACACGCTATGGTAAAACATTGGAAACATTGCGATTAATGAACCCAAAAGTAAAAGTAATAGGATTTAGCGGCACTCCATACAGATTAGACGGTGGCTACTTACACGAAGGTAAAAATGCGTTATTTGACGGTGTAGCATACGATATAGGAATTAAGGATTTAGTAGAGCAAGGCTTTTTAGTTAAGCCTATCGGTAAAGGTGCTGTAAACAAAATAGACCTTTCAAATATTCATTTAAAAAATGGAGATTTTGATGAGTCCGAGTTAAGTGTAGCGGTATCGAGTGATGATGTTATCGAATCAAGCGTGAATGAGATTGTAAAAATAGGGGAAAATAGGAAAGCTTGGATGGTTTTTTGCGTATCTATAAAACACGCTGAAAAAGTAAAAGATGCTTTAATATCAAGAGGAATAACAACCGATTTAATAACTGGCTCAATCGACCAGCAGCAGCGTAATAATATTACATCAGCATTTAAAAATGGAGAGCTTAGATGTCTTATTTCTATTGCTACTTTAACAGCAGGCTTTAACGCTCCTATAACCGATATGGTGGTAATATTAAGAGCTACTATGTCCACCTCTCTATTCGTTCAAATGTGTGGGCGTGGGCTTAGATTATCTCCGAATAAGAATGATTGTATTATCCTTGATTTTGGTGGTAATGTAGAACGACACGGGACTCTTGATAATATCATAGTGCCAAAGAAAAAAGGTGGTAGTGGAGATGGTAAAGCTCCAGCAAAAGAATGTCCATCGTGCCATTCAATGCTACACGCTGCTAGCAGTTTTTGTCCAGATTGTGGGCATGAGTTTCCCCCTCCTGAAATAAACCATAGAGATCGTGCGTACAATGGCGAAATATTGTCTCAAACTATAGAGCCACTAATTGTTCCAGTTGATAATGTTAGATATTCACGCCATACTAAGGCAGGTTCTCCAGACAGTGTTAAGATAACTTATCAATGCGGATTTTCATTATTCCATGAATGGGTATGTTTAGAACATGAAGGTTACGCAAAGCAAAAGGCTGATAGTTTTATAGCGTCTTTAGGAGGGCATTCTACTAATGTTAATGAGGCATTATTTGAGTGCGATGGATGGGATACCCCAAAAACGCTTACTATCATGAAAGATGGTAAATACACCAAAATTTTAAAAAAGGATTATTAATGAGCATAACTAAAGAAGAACGCAAACAAATGCCGTTTGACGCTTTTAAGGATTGTTATAGTTGTATCGAGTTTAACTACGATTCAAGAGATGGAACATTTAGTGGATATAAAAAAGATTATTGCAATAAGCATGGTGCAATAGTACCAAATGATTTTCAAGAAAAGGGGTGCGACCAGTGGGACAGCCTCACCTTTTAATACCAACCGAACACCAAGAGCAAAAAGCGTTTATTAATTGGTGGACTGATAATATAGAGCATTTAATCTTTGCTATCCCTAACGGTGAAAAAAGAGCCATGAGTGTAGCTAAGCGATTAAAAAGCGAAGGACAGGTTAATGGAATACCAGACTTATTTTGCCCAGCCCTTAACTTATGGGTTGAGATTAAAAGGCAACAAAAAGGCGTATTATCGGACGATCAAAAGTCAATTATTGAATATTTACAGAGCATTGAGCATACTGTAATTATTGCCAAAGGTGCAAATGATGCTATTTTACAAATAAAAAAGCTATTTTATTCTAACTTTAAGAATAATTAAAGATATTTACGTTACAATACTACATAACAAAATAGGAATACAGCGATCACTGATTCATCGGTCTCAAGATACGGGGAGACGCTATTTTGTTTTGATATTTGAATTAAAATTGTTAATAATAAAAGCTTTTGAAGTTGGTATATAGCCATAGGACTTTAACCTATGGATGGGTCAGCTTAATAGGGGTCTAGCTCAACGCATAACACTTAATTACTAATCTACTAATTAACCAAAAATGGTAACAGATTAAACATGCAGTGTGGTCTCATGCAACCATGCAAACTGAATAAATCTAACGTGTCTGTTCGATTGCTTTGTGTGGTATTTCAACATTCACGGATTTTGTTTGTCTACTTTACTTAATGCACGCCTTATATTTTGCCTACTGCCCAAGTTCCGTTCCTAGTGCGTCTATATTCCGCCACTATATACCAACTTCAAAAGCTTTTATTATTAACAATTTTAATTCAAATATCAAAACA